AGAGGAGGTAAGCTTACGCTTTAATTCCGCTAGTTGATCCACTTTAAACTCAGAAGGGACAAACCCCATATATGGGGGCAGTTCCGGTATTGGAAGCATGTCTTGGTTTATAGGCCAATAATGCTGATATACTTCTTCAGTTCTCTGGTCGAGAACAGGGCGAGCCAGTCGATGCTCACGCATAGAAACACGTGAACGACTGTCAATCCTCAAATGAAGATCGACGGAAGGCCGACGTGGAGTGTAAAACTCCATAGGCGTATTCAACTGTTTGTACAGATTGTAATCAGGTATGCGAGCTGAAAACGGGAGTCCTTTCGGATTCCATCCAAGTCCTCCAAAGAATTCTGGTATTTCTGCCACCTTAGTGACATATGCCCGATACTGATGAGGGACAAGCTCCATAGCACCAGGACCTAAAATACGAAGAACATCCAGTAGATTTGAACGAGTGTGGGACCTATACTTATACTGAGGATATATTCTATCTTCAGCAATAATGTGTCCTGCAAACTCTGCAAGGTATGACGATACCAAAGTCTTGTCTTCACTTATGGAGACACCTAACTTTTCGCAAAGATCGATGTATACGGAAGCGCTATCATAGCCTCGTATTGCAACATCATCTCCAAGGATGCATATATCATAGGGTGGAATACCAACTCCTATCATGGCCGCGAGATGAGCTAAATGAAAAACACCATAAGATGGTGTCAGACCTAATGGCTGACCTTTAGTCCATGATAATAATGTTCCATCAGGCATGAGCCACTGTTCACGCGAAACTTCTGCGAACAAATTGATAAGCCTTTCGGGCGTACCAATGTCCCTAAGGAAATCCAGTTGAAAATCCAGAGGAAAACAGTGCGTAGCAGATGATAAGTCGAAAGAGTACACAGGATTGCTGGGATCTCCCAGCCAAGACTGGACTCTCTTCCTACCATACTCTTGGTCAAATACAGAAGAAGATTCATCGGACGCGATGAGTTTATACAGAGCCTTTTGGAGAGGCGTCAGGGCTAATTGAAATACGAGTGTGGGCCAAGCGGCCAACCGTAATTTGAAACCTGGCTCCTGATTCAGGAGGATGTTTCCCGCAGTGAAAAGATCCAAATAGTCTCTATCTGGAGATGTGTTAAGAGATAGTGAATACGAGATTTCTGTCAA